GACAAAAGGGTCCGTGGTCAGGTTATATGTGTGCAGCACCCAAGGGTGCGCCGGATAAGTGCGAGACAATCTGGGTTCGATAACCAATGCGGGAGCCGAGTCACTACGAAGCTCCTAGTTGTGCAACGATAGGTGGAGACTTTTGGTTTCCAGATATAACTATCGGCAATAAAGAATTATCAGTTGAAGATGCTAAATTTGCAGTAAGTATCTGTAATAGGTGTCCTCATCGCAGGGAATGTGCCGAGTGGGGAATCAAAAAAGAATACTACGGAATCTGGGGCGGTCTTACTTTAAGACAGCGCCAACAGATCCGAAGTCAACGAGGGCTTACATTAAAAGAGGAGAAGGACATTGCTTAATCTTTCCCGCGCTTGGAGTGGAGTGCTTACCAAAGCAACACCACTACCTGATGTGTGGAATGGATTAGCAGCAGAAGGTATCAAGTTTCGCAGGGGCCAAGTATGTATGGTAGCTGCTGCACCTAATGCTGGTAAGTCTATGTTCGCTCTGATCTATGCAATCAAAGCCAAAGTTCCTACGCTTTTCTTCTCCGCAGATACTGATACCACTACTGTAATGATGAGGGCTGTCTCGCATCTATCTGGTCACTCACAAGTGACAGTAGAGGCAAACCTGTCTAACGATAGTAAGTACTACAATGCACACTTAGACAAAGTTTCACACATCAAATGGGTCTTTGATTCATCTCCAAACATTGACGACTTGGAGTTAGAGATCAGGGCTTACGTTGAACTCTATGGTCAGGCACCTGAGTTGATTGTCATTGATAACTTAATGAACATAACCGCTGAGACGGACAACGAATGGGCAGGACTTAGAGCAATTATGATGGAGCTACACGATATGGCACGCAAGACTGAAGCCTGTGTAGTAGTGCTCCACCACGTATCAGAACAGTCAGAGTATGGTTCACCTTCTGAACCACCTCATCGCAGAGCAATTCACGGAAAGGTCAGTCAGCTACCTGCACTGATACTTACATTGGGATACGATCCAGGACAGGCAACCTTAAAGGTTGCAGCAGTTAAGAATAGGTTTGGGCCACACCAACCAGACGGAAAGAAATACGTACAGCTACTGGTAAACTATGCAGCAGTACATATATCAGACCAAAATGAATTTGGTTGGATGTTACGAAGAGATGCTATGAGTGGATACCAAGGAGGGTATAATGTCTGAACAGTTATCAAATAAATACAGAGACAATCTAAGGATTGATGCAGTGCGTGATGCTAGTAATGCACTGCGTTCAGAACTAGATGCCATCAAGGTAGACCTAACCAACTTCGTTGGTGCGTTGCTGCAATCTGGTGTTGTCGAATTAGTTAAAGATGAAGAAGGTAACATCATCTATAAGATCAACAAGGTTGTATTGGTAGATGAGTCAGTACAACAAGACTAAAGGTTCTCAGTTTGAGACAGATGTAATGAAGTGGCTACGCAAGTGCGGTGTCATTGCAGAGCGTCTGACTAAAGCTGGGGCAAAGGATGAGGGCGACATCGTTACTGTTATCGCGGGAGAAACCTACATCCTTGAACTCAAGAACAGGCAGACCCTTTCGCTGCCTGAGTTCTGGAGAGAAGCACAAGTTGAGGCGCTTAACTATTCTAAGGCAAGAGGTCTTGGGGAAGTCCCACTGTCTTATGTAATAGTTAAGCGTCGCAACGCATCAATAGATCAAGCCTGGGTCATTCAGGACCTAGCACAATGGCTCAAGGAGAAGCAATGAACGAAGGAACTTATACATATAGTGAACCACCACATTATTCAAAAGGTTGTAACTGTGGTATTACAATTATAGGTAGTTCAGAAAAAGGTTTACAGTCTTTAATCAAACGACACATAGAAAAAGGATCTATCCATTTAGAGTGGGAAAAGGAGAACAAATAAATGCCAGTACCAGGTGGAGAAATAACAACAACAGAGATACTAGTACCAGAAGTTGTACCAATCGAAGAGCCAGAAGATGACGACTAAGATTGGGTTACCTGAAAATCGTAAGCGATTAAAGGGTGCAGGTATAGAGCACGCTAGGAGTGCATCATTTGATGCAGGATACAACGCAGGCTTTGATGCAGGCGTTGAATACACAAAAAATCAGATAGCTTTTGAAGCAGCAAAGGAAAAAAATGATCTGTCAGAACTGTCTTAAAGGCGGAGAAGAGAACACTCTTACCCACTACAAACGTTCAGCTCATTGGCACGATAAGTGTGATGATAAGGGGTGTGTATGCCAGCACAAGACTGGTCCAGGGTACGTAAAGCGGGACGGTATAAGGGTGCCATTGATGCAAATACAATCCCCATAGCTCCTATTGTTTCGCACTTCGGCGGTGAAGTAAGAGAAGGTAAGAGCGCATCAGTGAGATGCTGCCTACATAGCGACAGTCGCAGGTCTGCTGTTATGAATACCTACGACAACCTGTACTTCTGTCATACCTGCGGTAAGGGTGGCAATGCAGCTAACTTAGTGTGCATACTAGAGAACTTGGAGTTTAATGATGGCCTCAAACGTGCAGTCGAAATTGCTACTGGAAGCGGCGCAACAATACGCTCAAGCAATAAGTCCCGAAGCACTGGCCGTACTAAACGCACGTGGGATCTCTGAAGAGACAGCAGGACTGTTCCAGTTAGGAACTATTACTAACCCAATCAACGGTCACGAGATGTATGAAGGGTGGCTATCTATTCCCTACCTTACTGCCTCCGGTAGTTGTGTTGGCTTTAAGTTTAGACGATTAGATGATGCCAAGCCTAAATATGGATCTCCTACTGGGCAGAAGGCACACCTGTATAATGTTTGTGACATCACTCTTGACTCACCACACATCGTTGTATGTGAAGGTGAACTAGATGCGATAGTCACTAGCGGAGAGCTTGGGATACCAGCAGTGGGAGTACCAGGTGTTGCAGCCTGGAAGCCACACTTTCCTAAGCTCTTTGCAGGGTATGAAACTATCTTTGTTGTCGGTGACAATGATGTTAAAGAGGACGGCTCTAACCCTGGAGCAGAGTTTGCTAAGCGCGTGGCGAATGAGGTAATGAACTCACAGATTGTTACACTACCACCAGGTATGGACATCAATGATTACTACTTAGCCAATGGTATTGATGCCACGCGGAAGTTACTGATAGGGGAGTCGAATGTATGATGATGACAGAAAACGAGTGGGTCATAATGCTACAGACTTTGCAGCATATGGGCTTTCACATCTTGCAACAGGACCGAGCAACACAACTGATACTCATACGCCCACAACCAACCCGTTAGTAGATCACGCTGCCGTTACTGGCTATCGTGCAATGGGTGTATCAACTGAGGACTTAACATCTTTCATTGAGTCCTTTGCATCCCTTCGTGCAAGTCGAGTCAAAGGTGTAGGCCACAGTCAGTATGCAATAGCACAAGGGCAGAAGTTTGAGTCCTTTACTACATCAGACACCATCAGGGAATTGATTGAAGAGTTAGCAGATGCCAGCAACTACATAGATTTTCTTGCTATCAAACTACTCAACATCCAACACACAATAGATCAGGTGCTACCCGACTGTGACTGAACTACATCCAGTAATCTATGACCTCGTGCCTAGCGTTGCTAACACTATCCATCGCAGGTATAAGAACCACGTTGAGCGTGATGACATCAAGCAAGAGTTGATGGCGTGGGCTATGACTAGGGTAGAAGATCACACAGTTGATCTAATGGAACCTATCGAAGAGCGACGCAGGCATAACGAGCAGCGCATTGCGTGGCAGATGAAGCGTGCAGGAGAACGCTACGCACGCAAGGAGAAGGCTGCTAAGTCTGGCTATCAGACCAATGATGAAGCCTACTACGAGGCAGCTACCCTTGGTCAGTTGCTACCCTTTGTTATTGCATCAGTCATAGATGGCACAGTATTAGAGCAGGCACAAGAGATGATTAACGATGGACAACCTAAAGGTTCATCATCTCCAGCAGAAGGTGGCAACCTGCTTGCTAACCTTATAGACATCAAGAAGGGCTACCTTAAACTAGAACAAGATGACCAGAGTATCCTGCGTATGCGCCATCACGAGTCCTTTACCCTGCAACAGATAGCACAGGTACTAGAGTGCGCCATCTCTACTGCAGATCGTAGGTGTGCTCAGTCCCTGCGTAGGTTGCAGGATAACTTGGGTGGGGTGTCACCTTGGCAATGACACACGATGAATTACTTGCAGAAATAAGTTTGGCATCAAGGGGTGAGTATGCCAGCCTTGCTGTAGCCCTAATTGCAGTAGTGAAATTTCATAAACCTATGCTTTGGAAGAACTTAGGCAATGATACTGATGGCTATAAGTGTCAGGTCTGCGAAGGTAACTCTTATCCTTGCCCAACAATACAG